CATAGGATTTTAGATCAGAGAGTCCATTGTCATTTCGTAAGACGTTCCGGCCGCTCCGTTTGTGCCGTTCGATGCGTCGTTCGATCCGCCGGTGCCGGCCGTGCCGCCGGTGCCGCCGGTGAGCGTGTGGGTGAGTGATCCGATCTTCTTTGCGTAGATCACGATATTGATGCCGCCGTTTCCTCCACCTCCGCCGCCGCCGCCGCCGCAGTTTCCTCCGGATGAGTTGCCGCCGTTCCCTCCTGCGCCTCCGACGTTTGAGATCGTGAGCGTTCCCTTGATGATGCGAGCAACGATGAAGATGATGCCGCCGGATGCTCCGCCGCCTCCGCCTGCACCCGATGCGTTTCCGGTGCTCGAGTCGTCGCCGCCTCCGCCACCTCCTGCGCCCGGTTGCCCGGTGAGAGCTGCGAGTGTTCCGTCGCTCTTGAGATCCATGAGCATGCCGACGAGCGCTCGGATCGTTCCGAACGTCGTATATGGAGCTGTAGCGGATCCTCCGCTGCCTCCGCTCGGGTTGGTATCTCCCGGCTCGCCCTTGCCTCCGGCTCCTCCTGCTGATGCGTTAGATCCGAGGCATTGAGTTTTTGCGGTGCCTGATGATGCGCCGACGCCCGCGGGACCCGTTCCGCCGGTTGATCGTCCGTTTCCTCCGTTTGCTCCTGCGGTGTTTTTGAGATAGCCGGTGCCGCCTTGCGCGCCTCCGGATCCTGCGCCTGCGTCTGATCCTGCGCCTACGCCTCCGTTGCCTCCGGTGTTAGGCGTTCCCCATTTGATCGTGCCGGCTCCGTCGAGGACGTTGCGTACAAAAAGACGGAAGCCGTCGGTGATGAGGGTCTTGCCGGAGTTGATCGTGAGGTTGTCGAGATATGCGTCGCGAGTGAGCGTGTATTCGTTGCCCGAGCGTGAGCTGAATGAGTTGTAGTTTGTAGAGCCGTCGAGAGTCGCGTCTCCGTCTGCTCCGGATCCGAAGCCGGAGTTGATGAAGCGACCGTGGATCGCTCCGGTCGATTCTAGTTTTGCGACGCGCTCCGCATCACTTGACGGCGTTGCGTTTGCTTCGCTGTCTTTGATGAAGTCGTCTGCTCTTGCTGTTGATCCGGGTGTTATAGCCATAGATTTATGAAATGGTGAACTCTATCTCGATCGTCGTATCTTCTCCGGATGCCTTTGTGTAGGTGGATCCGAATAGGACGCGGTTGAAGATCTGCCCGGAGTCGACTGCTCCGGTGCCTCCGCAAAATGTTCCGAACTCTGTGTAGTCGTCATCCGGGAGATCTCCGTCCGGGAAGAAGTATTGAAGTGTGAGGACGTTTGAGCTGACGGATCCGTTCGCCTTGAGAGCTCGAGCGGCCGCTGTTTCGAGAGCGGTATCGCTCGCGGCCGGCGCGGTGCTTCCGGTGCCGATGTCTGCGTAGCCGAGCTCGAGAGGGTAGGTGTCGTCTCCGTTGAGGTGATCGAGAATGAGATCCTTGCCGGTGTTGGTGCCGAGCATGATCATGTTCTGATACCACGGAGAGGTACGAAGGATCTCGTCTGTGCCGGCGCGCCTAGTGACGATCCGGACTCGTCCTTTCATCCCTGCCTTTTCGTTTTGTGCGTTTTGGTGATTCATGTTTTATTCCCAAGTGCCGAAGTTCCACGCGAGATCCGACGATCCACTCACTCCCCAAGTATACGGCGAACTCGTCGACGATGCACTAGGAGAGCCGTCGGATATTGCGAGCTCCTCGATAAAGCGCTCGACTCTTTGCAGCACTTCGTTCGGTGCGATAACGATATTTTGCTTGTCGCGCTCGAGGAGATCGACCATGACATCCGTGAACGAAACTTGCCCGGAGGCGATCAGATAGATCGTGTACTCCATGCTGTTTCCGGATCGAGCTTTTCCTACGACGCGGTTGATCTTGAAGGTTTTATCGATCCCGCGGATCGTGCTCTGGATCCTGATGCGCTGCCCGGTCTTGAGTCCGGTCGATGTTGTTTTGAATGATCCCTCGAAAACTGTCTCCGAGTATTTCTTGAGCTCGGTGCGAGCGCGGAGCTGCGCCTCTGCGACGGAGGTGATGTTCTTGTCGACGACGGCCGTCTCGTATACGCCGTATGTTGCGATCGAAACCTGATCGCGCGCCTGTGCGATGATCGGGATGAATGCGTCGCCGAAGATGATGACCTCCTCTCCTCCGGAGAGCGGTGATGTGAAGGTGATGAACTTTTCCGAGAAGTTGTAGAGACAATCGACTCCGACCGGATCGTCTTGCTGATCTGTTCCGATCGTTTGAACGACGCCGTCCACCTTGACTGTGATGTCGTCGTATTTATATGCGAGCCCGAAGGTCTTTTGCCCGGCTCCCGCGGAGTAGGTATCGATCGCGTCGTCCTCGAGATAGGTTTTTTTGTATTCGCCGCCGCGGACGTACACCACGTTTTTGATCTGCAGGATCGTTTGATTCAGCTCGAGCGAGTCCCAGATATATTTGTCGTTTGTATCGGAGAGCTCGAAGGGTGCTGTCTCCTGTTCGCTATCGAAAAAGTGGAGATCCTTGTCCGGATCAACGTACCAATCCCACCCGACGAGGTCGGCGATCTTTGTGAGGCAGCGCGTGATCTGCTCGTAGTTGAACTTTACGGAGGTGAGGGTAGGAGAGCCGGAGTTGACGTGTGTCGTTGTGAAGCCGGTCGTATATGTAGCTATGAGGTCGAGAAAAACAGAATGCGCGCTTTGGTTCGCGTAGCTTTTCGTTGCGAGCTTTCGATCGAGGTATTGCGACCAGTCCTTGCAGCGGATCCGGTAGCCGATGAGGATGCCTCCTCGGATCTGTTCGTTGATCTCGGTGATCACTCCTCCGAAGATCTTGATCGAGTCCTCGAGGAGCTCGACGCTTTGGCCGATCGCGGGGATCGTGCGGCCGGCGAGCTTTGCGATCTCGAACTCCATGCGGTCGACTTCTTTCGAGAGCACCTCCGTCTTTGAGAGAGTGTTCCATTTGACGTATGAGCTGCGATCGACTGCGTTGATTTTGAGAAGTAGAGCCATGAGCTTTTATGCTCGGATGCCTCCGAGATTTATCTGATTTTTGATAACGCGCACGATCGCATTTCCGAAGCGTTCCGCGGTTTCTTCGTCGGTGAAGAAGTCGCCCTGTAGCGTGATGTTGATGCCGCCTCCTAGTCCCATCGACCCGAGACGAGAGAGAGGGATGATCGCTTCTGCGCCGGCCTCTCCGACGAGTCCCATTGTCGGGCTCGTCACGATTCCTCCTTCGGCAAAGGGGATCACTTTTGACGCTGCGCTTTTCACGCTATTCCATACGTTCTTTGCTCCGGATCCGATCGCTTCTTTTGCTGACTGAAAAAACTCGACGACGTTGAGGATCGCGTCTTTGATCGCTTGGATTCTTTTATTGAAAACGCCGACGATCGTCTCCCAAATGGAAACGACGAAGTCCTTGATCGATGTGAACACTTTGACGAATAGCTCCTTTGCTTCCGGCCACACGGTTTTCCAGAGCGTGACGAGGAACGTCACCACTCCGATGATCGCTGCGATCGCTGCGACGATGAGTCCGAACGGACCCGCCATGGTGAGAGCTGCTGCGGCCGCGACGATGAAGCCGGTGACGAGAACGCCAACGAGTAGAGCTGCGACGATCGAGATGAGTGTGCTGTTGTCCTCGAGGAGCTTGTTGATGCCGCCCTGTGCCTGAACCCACCCGACAATGCCGTCTTTGACTGTCGCGATCGCCGGCGCAAACTGCCCGCCGAGCGCTTCTTGCGCTTCGCCGCCGAGTGCCTTGAGGATCTCGATCTGTCCCTTCGTAGTATTTGAGTATGCTTCCGCCTGTCCGTTCACGACTTTCTGGATCGATGCGAGGATCGTTTGCTTCGATGCGTGGTCGTCGATAGAGATCCCGAACTCCTTGAGCATGCGGGCGTTTCCTCCGAGAGCCATGATGATCGATTTCGTTGCCTCCTCGAGAGAGATCCCCTTGAAGCGCGCGAGATCCATAGCTGCTTGGAACGCCTCGAATGTGAAAGGAGCGTCGCGGGTGACGGAGAGAAGTTTCGCCATTGACAAAGCGGCTTCTTCGTTATCGAAGCCGAACTTGACGAGCGCCTCGTCCGCTACTGCGAGGATCTGCTCTTTGTATTTTTGGAGCTCCGGAGGGAGCGTCGACATGAGTGTATTGAAACGAGCCATTTGCACCTCGCCTTCTGCGAATGCGTTGACGGCGTTGCCGATGATCGCGCCGGCTCCTACGGCTTGGAGTGCTCCGATGAGTCCGCCGGCCATGTTTGAGGCGAATGAAAAGTTGCCGCCGAGATCTGAAAGATCGTCGGAGAGTCGACGGATCGAGCTGTTCGCTTCATCGCGGAGCTGAACGAGGATCTCTAGTTTTGATGTTGCGTCAGCGGCCATAGTGTTGTAAGACCATTATACTATGAAAAGTTTTCGGATATACAGAGAGGTTCCTCCGGAGGAGAGGAAAAAGTATCTCGTTCGATCCGGTGCGCAGGCGCTTGGCCTGTTCGCGATCGCCGGCGGGATCGTGATGATCCTCGCGGTGATTCTTATTGTTGCGGCCGCGGCTCTCTAGCTTTTGGTTGCGCGCTTGATCTCCTGCTCTCGATGAGCGGCTTCTTCGATGAGCATCGAGTAGACCGTATCGACAAAGTGCGCGGGTTGCTCGTTATATTCTGCGAGCGTCCACCCCATTTCTCTACAAACTAGAGCCGCGACTTGTTCTTGAGAGAGAGATCTCTCGAGTCCCGCGAAGTATCGTTGCCACGAATACGCTACTTCGCCGGGGCTTTTTTTGGTGTGATCTTGTTGATCTCGTCGATGATGAAGTCGAGATCGTATTGCTCGCCGTCTCCTACTACCTGATCCTCGAGGCGCTTGTAGATGTTATCGGCGCTGCCGTCGTATGAGATCACGAGAGATTCGATCGTGATCTTTTGCTGCTTGCCGAATACTGCGCCGGAGATCTTGTCGATGCCGGTGACTTTGTCGCCTTCTTTTCCGAAGGTTTCCGGATCGATCTGCATGTCTCCGAGAACTACGTCGCGGATCCTATTGCGATCTCCTGCGCTAAGGCCGCCTTTGATGACGACTTCTTTCCCCGAAGGGCATGTGAGGGTTTTGTTTTCCATGGTGGGTTTTGTGTGTGGTTATTGGTTCGACGATTAGTAAGAAGCGACTGCGTTTGTTGCGACGACTGTGATGAGCTTCGAGTCCGCGGTGCTGTAGTGCGCCTTGAATGCGAAGGTCTGGATCACGATGTCTCCCTTCTTGATCGAGCGAGTGATCGGTTGAAGGGTGACGCTGTGGAGGTCGATCTTGATGCGAGGGTTCGCAGCGTTGCCGATCGTCACGTCCGTGTTTTGGATGTCGATGCGGAATGCCTTTGCGGTGTTCGCGAGAGCGATGTCTTTGATCGTCTCGTCGGCGAAGGTGAGCTCGACGGATCCGTCGACTGTGAACTCCTTGTTGTGGAAGTCGCCCGGAGAGATAGATCCGAGAACATCATCGTCCTCGACGTGAGGATCGAACTTGATCTTGAAGCTCTTGATAGAGGTTGCGTTCGCTGCGTCGAGTCCGCTCTGCGCGCTCGCCATTTTGAAAGTGACGTGATGAGGTCGGAAGCGACTCTCGGATGTTGCGCTCGGAGTGAGCGTTGCGTCCGCGCCCTTCTTCGCCTTGAACGCGACGGAGTAGTCCATGAACTTGCCGCGCTCGTAGTTGATCTCGAGAGAGGTCGGAACGCCGAGAGCGTGTTTGTAGTCCTGCCCGCCGATCGGATCGTCGACGAAAAGAGAGAGCGCTTGATGCTGCGCGCTTTGAGCGACTGTGATCGTGTGATCCTTGATCGATGCGTCGGAGTCGGCGTTGTCGCCGGTGGAGAGGGAGCCGAGAACGCTGTAGAGAACGAGAGGGAAGCTCTTGTCGGTGACGGGAGCTTTGAGTGTCACCATTGCGTATTGCTTGACGACCTCCTCGCCGATCGATGCTTCGATCACGCCGCGGCTCTGATCGATAGCGACGCGCTCGTCTTTCTCGTCGATCTCGAGATCATCCCATGGGATGTAATATGTCGCAGCGCTTTCGACCGTTCCGCGAGTTGTCTCGCGAGCGATCCCGAACTGCACTAATCTTCCGATTCCTTTAGCCATAAAAATATTATACTACAGGTTTTCTAATAATGGGCGCACCTCCGACAGGGATGCGGGCGGCTTTCCACTTTTCTTCTGCTTCCTCGCGTGAGCTCGCGATGACTGTGATCGGCAAGAACTCGAGGCCGCCGGAGAAGAAATACTCCTCGCCTTTCGGAGCGGTTGCGCTCGGTGCCGGTGTTGAGTTTTTCCGTGGTTGTTCCATGGTGAAAAGTATACTACAGATCAATATCCTTCACAGCTTTCGCTTTGAGGATAATCGAGAAAACGATATAGGTGCCTGATCTGGACGGCACCGCTTCGGCCGGAGTGCTCGAGGGTTCGAGTCCTCCGTCTGCTTCTCCGGAGAGAGTAGGGAGGTTGTCGAAGGCATTGAGGATCGTCTCGGATAGTTCCTCGACGTCGTTCTCTGCGCTGATGTCCTCTCCCTTCATCACGATGAGCACTTCGAACGTATAGGTGCGGAGGTTTTGTGTGTTTGTAAAATAGTCGCCGCCGATCGAGGGAGTGGTGAGGATCGCGGTCGGGAAGGCGCCGAAGTCGCGCTCGAGGAGTCCCTTCTTGAAGTCGTCGATGATCACCTCGCCGAGAGTACCGGCGTTCTTGAGAGCGAGTAGCTTCTCCTTTATTTCTTTTTTGATGAGTGATGCTTTTGTCATAGTCGTGTGCGGTTTGCGATCGCTTGGTTGACGAGATCGAGGCCTTGCTTCATGAGCTTGTTGATCTCCGGCGTTGCGTTGCGGACGATCCTTCCCATGTATGGCCGCGGCTTCGTTCCCGGGTGATTCACGATCATCGCGAAGTTCGTCGCGCCCGCGGATCCTCCTGCGTAGTATCGGCGGCCGGATCCGGATGTCTTGTAGGATCCCGGAGATCCTCCGCTATTCCATGCTAGCACACGCGCGACTTTTGGTGTGATGATGTGCGGCCGAGTTCCGAACTCTACGAACGCGGCGTAGTGCGCGGTCGGCATCCACCGAGCCATGAGTCGAGAGCTCTCGAAGCGGAAGCTCTGCAGGAGATTTCCTGTGCGCCACGGCACCGGATTATCTTTGAGAGTGTGCTTCGCAAAGATCGCCTGCGTTCCGACGATCGCTCGTTGGAGGATCGGTTCGGAGATCTTCGGATATTCTCGAAACGCTCGACGAAGTTCTTCGAGTCCTTTGATTTCGACGATCATCGACATGGCTTTATACGAAAACCGGGAGGCGAGTGTAGCGCGCGATGATCTCTCGATCCGCTGCGTTGATGAGCTCCTCCCAGACGACCGTGCCTCCCTCGAAGGTTTCTGTCCCCTTGCCCTCTGCTTCTCGACGCTTGAAGCGCTTCACGATCAGTCGCTCCGCTAGATCCGTCAGATCGAACGGAAGCGTGTGCTCCGCGGTATCTGTCGGATCGTCGAAGTTGATGAGGTAGCCGGCCGTATATGTAGCTCTAAGGACGTTTGTGCCGCCGGGTACGTTGCCGTAGATCCGGACGAGGCCGCTTTTTCCGTCTCCGGAGAGTTCGTAGTCGTCGGTGCCGAATGCCGTCCATGCCGGGGTGCTTGGAGTGCCTGCTCGATAGGAGAGAGAGGCGATCGAGATCACCGGCGTTTGATTTAGCGAGAGCATTTTCGCTCCGTGGTTGTAGTTGCTATATACCTCGTTCGTGTAGATTGCTCGTCCGAACTTTCTATTGCAGCGCGACTCGAGCTCGTCGGTGATCGCCATGATGAGACGCTCGAGGAGAACGTCGAAGTCGGTGCCTGTGATCGTCAGGCGCTTCTTCATTCGCTCGAGGTTTGTGAGAGCTCTTGTTGGTATGAGTTCGGTTGCCATAGGTGTGTTCGGGTTTTCTGATCCCGCTCCCCTCTCGGATCCGAGGATCCGGGAGGGTGGCCGAAGCAGAACTATGCTGCTGTTCCGCTGTTCGAAGCCGGCTTGCGATAAGCACGGCCGAGAAGGGCGATACCAGAGACGAGTGCCTTCGGAGAAGTTCCGTTGACAAACGCTGCGGTGATGACGAGAACGAGGTAGCGCTTGCGCGATCCCTGTCCAAGTCCTTCAACGCGGATCTGGGCGCTCTTGTTGTCGGCGGTGATCGTAGTGATCGCCGCTCCGGAGATGTCGGATGCAGATGACCCGTTAGAGTTATCTGATTCCTGCACCTTGCCGGCGACGGTGTAGCTGTCCGGGGTTCCGGTAGCTGCTCCGTTTTCAACAACGAACATCGCGGAGTTGTAGCCGAGAGTGTCGATCACGATCGAAGTAGCTGATCCTGCGGCAAGAGCCACCGGACGAACTGCTGCGAGTGCCTTCACCCCATCGTATACGCTGCGCATAAAGTTGAATGGATCTCTTTAGGCCTTGTCAGACCCGATGCTCTCCGACCTTGTATGAGGTGGACACCTCATCGTGAGAGAACCGCGGCGGGGGATTCCGTAAGAGTTAGTTTTGATACCCCCTCATAGCTTACTCCGTTGCTGCCGGAGCGTCTCCTTCCGGAGCTGCTTCGGTTGCTGCAGGAGCGTCGCCGTTGTCGGCCGGAACTTCAGCACCTTCGCCCGCGTCCGGGGTTGCCTCCGGGGTGGTGGGCTCGGGTGTGGTTTCCGGGGTGGATTCCGCTGCCGGTGCTTCGGGAGCTGCGGCCGTTTCCGGTGCTGCTTCCTCTGCGGGCGCTGCGGCTTCCTCCTCGGATGCCGGTACTTCTTCCTCCTTGTGGAGTTCGAAGCGCGGCTCCGGCTCGTTCGCGTTGTGAGCTGCGAACTCCTCCTCCGTCAGTTCGACGATGTCACCGATCTGGTGTCCGTCGGTAGGGAGGAGACAAACGTATTTGAGCTTTTCAGTCATATATGTTTTGCGTGAGCGTTGGTGAATAAGTTCGACCTTTCAGAGCTTTATTGCTTCGGCTCTGACTGCGAGATCCCGAGAGGAGATCGAGATCCCGAGTGTCAGCTCCGGAGAGTCGACTAAGAGGCAGCGGTCTTGGCGACCACAAAGGCAGCGGGGAGAGTCGTCACGAGAGCATGGCGGTGCTTGTAAACAAGACCGGTCTGATCTGCGAGAGCGATTTCCTTGCCTCCGAATGAACCGGAGGTGTGCTGCGCGATGCGGAGGTCACCCTTGTCGCCGTAGGCCATGGCCTTCATGTTTCCGAACACGCCGAACTTGGTAGAAACGGCGGTCGCGGAGTTTGCAGGAAGGTGGCGAACGGAGAACACAGGGTAGCCAAGGATTTCACCGACCGGGCGAGCGCCTCCGATAACTCCCTTGTAGGAGTCGAGGAGAGCGACGCTCGGAGCGCCTGCTTGCGATAGCAAGTAAGCGCCGGTACCTGAACCTTCGCGCTTGACTCGGATCTTCGCCCACACTGTGCGGGAGAAGTAGAAGCCAGCGCCGTCAAGGACAGATTCCTCCACCTGTCCGATCATGTCGGATGCGTCATCGAGAGAGAAAGACGCGAAGGTCGTAGAGCCCGAAGTGGTTGAGCCACCGAGGTTCCAGACCGTCACGCTTCCGTCGTTGAGCAAGCCGGTGAACGGAGCGGTGCCAGTGAATGCCTGCTTGTCGATCATGTTCGCGAGAGCTTCACCGCCGAGGGCGAGAAGCCAATCCGCGAGCTGTACCGGAGAATCTGCAAGAAGGTCGTTGCCGACCACAAAGGCGAGCTGCCACTTCTTCACGATCAAGCTAGCTTGATCGAAAGTGAGTGCGGTCACGCTTCCTGCTGCATCGACACCGAGGTATTCACCCTCGAGGAATGAGCCAGTGTAGGCAGGGATTCCGAGTTCATCGGAGCCCATGTTCCACTTTTGTGCCTGACTCATTACCACGCCGACGCTAGCAGCGATGCGGACGATCGCGTTTGCTACCTCCTTTGGAACGAGATAGCCACCACGATTGTCCTGTTCCTCGATGAGCGCTTCGTTCGCTTTGACACGAACAGCATTCTCACGATCTCCGCGGACGACCGCTTTGATCTGTGCGAGGAAGTCCTTCTTTGTGTCGTCAGAGAGTCCGGTGCGGTCGCCACCTGTGAGGGCGCGTTCCATGCGGAGGGTCTCGACGATCTTCTTCGATTCAGAGGCAACCATATCGCCGACGACTGTCTTGAGCTTCGATTCCATCGATGCGTCAAAGGCCTTCGTCAAGTGATCGGTTAGCTGTTCGAGAAGTTTTGGATCCATTGTGCGTTGGGCTACGAGTTTTTACTTTTTATCTCTGCCGAGAATATTCATCTTGGCGAGAGCGTTGCTCGTAGCGGTATTGATTTCGCGCAAGATCTCGCGGGTCTGGAAGAAGGTATCAAACTCCTTCACAACCGGAGATCCTGTCGCTTCGACCTTAGGTTTTGGGGTCACGCTTTCGCGCGATTCCTCCCCCACGGCACCGGCGGATCTTTCACCGATAGCGCCATTCATCGCGACTCCGACTGCTGCGAATAGCTTCGCGGCCGCGGCGGAGTTTCGATCGATGTGGGTTGAGCTCTTTCCTACGAGCGCCTTGACAGCGTTCTCGGTAGGTGTTGCTCCACCGCCGAGGGCGGCGATGAGAGCTCCTGCTTCTGCTGCGAGTGCTCCGAAGTTTTCCACAGGAGTTTCTTCGTCGAGATATACGTCGAAGAAGGCGTTGATGATCTCGCAAACTTGATCGAGATTCTTCCACTTCGCCTCCCATGCGTCGCCGTCTGTGATCTGATCAGCGACCGCGCCCTTCTCTGCGGGCTTTACCTGACAAGTGAGAGTGCCGTTGCCGTCGTCTACGAGGATCCCTTCTGATCCGTCGTCTAATGTGCAAACGTCTCCGGCGGCTTTAGCTTCCTCTGCGGGAGCTTCTTCGGCGGGCTTCTTTGCGACGCAGTTTCCGTCCGCATCGATTACGCCTTCCGATCCGTCCTCGAGTTGACAGACGTCGCCTTCGGCTTTTGCCTTTGCTTCTTCTGCCGGCTTCGCAACGCAAACGCCTTCCGCGTTCATGATGCCTTCTGTGCCGTCGTCGAGAGTACAAACTTCACCTTCTGCTTTGATCTCGAGAGCCACGCCCTTGATCCCTACCATTTCGAGATCGAGTCCGAGCGTCTGTGCCTTTGCGAGAGAGAGTGCGTATGGATTTGCAGGAACCGGAACGAATGAGAACTCGAGGAGCTCTGCCTTCGTGATCGTCTTGCCTTGCATTTCTGAAACGATGAATCCGACGCTAGTAGCGCGGACGATCTTTGCGTCGTAGAGCTTGCGAACTTGCTGCGCGAATGGATTCGCGTCGGCCGGTGCGAACTTGCCTTTTGCGACGAGCTTGCCTTCGACGAGTTCGATAGATTCACAAACGCCGATAGGGAGAGCGTAGTAGTCGTGTCCCCATAGCACCACAGGATTCATCTTGTAGAGCTCGAGGTTCCAACCCTTCTGATCGATGCTCTCGCCTGCGCGATCGAAGTCGGCGGTTGAGATCACTACCTCGAAGGTTCCGCTATCCTCGACTGATGCGTCTTTTGTTTTAGTAAGAAAAGTTTTCCACTCCGGTGTGGAGAGCGCGGACTCGAGGTTCGCTTTGAATGCCGCTGATAGCTTTTTGAGTGTCTCGTTCATGGATGTGTTTTTATGATACCACGATGAAGCTGTGGACGCATAGATCTGTTGATAATCACCTCGGGAGATCCGAGAGCACTCGGATCACAAAGTCGCCGAAGGTCACGATTTTCCCTCCGGTGAATGAGGCCTGAATCTCCGCGTAGTAGTCGCCGGGAGTTGCGAGCTCGTTTTCCTGTACGACGTATTTGCAGGTTCCGAGCGCTGCGCTGATCACGGTCATTGCGCCGGTGAGAGCAACAACTGACGCTCCCTGCTTTTGAGCTTTGAGGGAGAGTGAGGTGATGTTCTCGAGATCGATCGGGTCGCCGTTCGCGTCTTGAAGCGTGAACTGAATATCGTACCCTTTATCGTTGGCGTAGACCTTGATTAGTGTCATAAATCGTTGTGTGTTTTGATGATAGCACTTTTATCTCCGCCGGCAGAGATCGCGCTGTCATCCTTTTGCTGTGCCGGATAGTTCCGGCCTGTATTGAAAGCGTTGAGGATGAACCGGCCGACTCGGATCGGGATGTCTCGGAAGGCGAGAAGCACGTCGACGAGTGTGATCTGCTCCGAGAGATTTTTCCCGATCGTTTTCGAGAACGTCTCCACGATCGTGATCGATTCGGTGAACGCTTTGCCGAGTGATCGGGTGAGCGTGTCCGTGATCGTGATCGCTTCCGATAGTATACGCCCGAGAGTTCGAGAAAGCACGTCGTTGATATTCACATCCTCGGAGAGATTCTTGCCCGGGCTTTTTTCTAGGGTGTCGCTGACGCTGACTTGCTCGTCGAGAGATTTTGTTCGGCCGAAGCCAGTGACGAGTGTGTCGGCAACTGCGATCACTTCGGAGAATGAGCGGCCGATGCTGTTCGAGAAGTTTTCCACAACTGAAACCGCCTCGTTGAAAGCGCGAGAGATCCCCTTTGTGCATGTGTCGACGATCGTGATCGTTTCCCCGAGAGCTTTCCCGATCGCTCGCTCGAGCGAGTCGGATATTGTTGCGATCTCTACTAGAACCTTTCCGGCTCCGCGGATGAGAGAGTCGGTGATCGTGAGCTCCTCGGAGAAAGATCTCCCGGGAGTTTTTGAGAGTGTGTCCGTGATCGTTGCGTTCTCGGTGAGCGCTCGAGAGGTGTCTTTAGTGAGTGAGTCGTTGATCGTAGTCGATTCCGATAGAGAGCGGCCGGTGATCTTGCCGACGCATGTGTCGACGAGAATCGCGATCTCGGTGAGAACTTTTCCGGCTCCCTTCGAGAGAGTGTCGACGATTGTAGCTGTTTCCGAGAGTGCTTTGCCCGGGCTCTTTGCGAGAGTGTCGACGATCGTGATCACTTCGTCGCAGGATTTCGTATGCGCTACTGAAAGCTCGACGTGGAAGGTTCCGTCGGAAGTGAATCTGTGGACTGTATACGATCCGTCTGTGGTCTTGGTGCCTCCTGTAGTGCCGGCTCCGAAGTCCGATGTGAGATAGCGGATGATACAAACGCCGGATCCTCCTG